CTTGCTACTGAAAGATCATAATCTTCATCTAGTATTTCTCCTAATATTCTAAGTGCTTGTTTTCTGTTTGTTTCTTCTAGTAACATGCTAATATTATCTTTAATATCTTTAAAGTCTTCCATTTAATCAATTCCTTTCTTAAATACTATAAATGTTAAAATTTATCTGGGATATATTCATCACAATCTTCAATCATCTTTGATTTTAATGTATGTAAGCAAGTATAATTCTTTTCTAAACATAATTCTAATTCTTCACAATCTAAACAACAGATATCTTTTAATGTTTTGCTTTGTGGGCATTCGCCTAGTTCACATTTACCCAAAGTTGTGTATCCCTCCTTTATGTATTTTAATTAACTTTTAATACCGTATTTCCTTCTGTATCTTCTATTGTAAATGAAAATCCATTTGATTTAATTTCTTCTTGTTTTTTAATCTCTATAAGTGGTTCAAATTCAATAGTATTAGATTCAATATCAACACTTTTAATTAATGCTCGATTAATAGTGGTATGTCCATACTCCTTTGAATCAAATTCTATTTTATATTCCTTGTTAACCTCAAATTTACTAACATCCAATTCTATTTCCTCGAAAGTTAATTTTACCATTTTTATCATCCTTTATTATTTTGTTTAAATTTAGAGATTCATTTGATTAAATATTTCAAACATAGAAATATTATATTTCTCTATAATAGACATCAATTTAACAGAGTGATTATTTTCTTTGTCCATACCACCTAATTCATCATCGATATAACCATATGTCATTGATAATAAATATAATAAATCATCTTTTGCAACTTGAATCATAAATAATTCTCTTCCTTTCTTACTTCCCTTTAAAATCGATATTTTATGCCAATTGTAATGTATGTTTATACAAAATCAATGCTTACAACCAAGTAAAGTGAGTATAAATATACATTACTCTTAATAATTATTCACTTACTTTTCACTATCCTCTACTTCGACAATCTCATACTTAATTTCATCTGAAATCAATTCCACATCAAACAACAATTCTCTATCATCAGTATTAATATCAGCTTCAGCCATTTGTTCTACTGTAAATCCTTCTTCATAATATTCTGGTTCTGGGACATACTCCATAATCATTGTTCTAATCAATCTAATTTTCTTCATAATTGTTCCCTCCCTATCAATTATAAGATGGCTCTTTTTTATCAGTTCTCAATTTCTTAAACACCGGAAATCTCATACTAATTCCACCATCTTGATTCTTTGACTCTTCAAAATACTGGATTTCCACAATCTTTCCAAGATATTCTTCTTGATGGTTCCAAATATATTCTCTGTCGGCATCCGTAAAACCTGATCCTACACCACAAAAATAACCTTTATAATCAACAATCATCGCTCCTAACTTACCTTCGTATTTACCTGTTCCCTCTTCAAATCCAATTACCTTTACATCACATGTTGACATAACTTTTACCTTTAGAATTAAATCTGTTCGTTTGCAGATATATGGTTTATCCATATTAACCATTAAGCCTTCCCACCCTTGTTCTTTCGCATAAATCTTCCATTCTTCAACTTTTGATAAATCACTACCAATATATAATGGTTTTACTTCTCTACAATGTGGCAATTCCCTATTTTGAAATATATAAGACAGGTCTTGCTTACGTTCAACACAATTATCACTTGATTGCCCTTTCTTAAAATCTTCTAAATCCAACATATCAAAAATATGAAATACCAATCCTGTTTTATTAGCACTTTTACTTCTAGCCTTGCTTGTAGTTTCAGCATAAATTTCAATCGTGCTGCCATCAATATCTGCGATTAATTCTCCATCAAAAACAATATCATCAAAATCTAACCCTGCAATGTCAGATTCAATTTCCTCAAGACCTTCGTATTGTTTACCTTTTCTAGTGAATGATTTTACTACACCATTGTCCTTAATTACTACACAACGGTTTCCGTCTAGCTTCTCAGTTATAATATAATTTCCCTTGATTTTATGACTATGTTCTTCAAATTTCTTTGCCAACATAACAGAAAACTCAGGAATAAAATCACCACCATAAACTTTATTAAAAGTACCTGCTGTACACCCAATAGATAGATCTTTTGTGACAATTTTAGTATAGAAGTCTCTAAGATTTTCAGGTTGTGATTGAATAAAATGTTGTACAAACGCAATATCCTCATCTCGACCTGAATTGTGTGATTGGAGATAATCCATTACCTCAATAATTGATAGTGTGGATGGTTCTGTTGAAAGTTTTAGTTTCTTACTGATCTTTTTCTTTGAGATACCTGTAAGGATGTATGGATTATAAATGAAGTGCATCACCTTTTTGAATAGCTCATTTGATTGATTTTGCTTTAATATGTATTCCTTGTCGTTCCTACCACTAGTTCCTTGAAGTTGCTCTACAATTTCTAATACCTTTTCCACTAATATCTCTCCTTCTTTCATATAAAAATTTAGACTCCATTGCCCATACCTTATGATACCACAATGAAGTCCAACATGTCAATATTATTATTTACTGTCTATTGATTTTACTTATCTTTTTACATAAACACTTCTTACCATCCCTATAACCCATAACAAATCCTAATTTCTTTAATCCATATTCATATACATCTCTACGTCTATTGTCGGTCCAATAAATAACTATATAATCCCCGTCTTTACAATAATCTGTTTTCTCAAATTCAGTTATTTGCCTTTTGCCCCATAGTAAACCTTCTAGTCCACACTTGCCAGTTTCATGATCTGTCAATATATCTTTTTCACCTAATATCAATTGTCTAAGATGTTTCTTTTTATTTGCTATTGCCAAAAGTATTACATATTCATTGGACTTACTAAATTCATTCTTCCAGAAATATATCCCTATTATTTGATTGTTTTTGAGTTTATGTGTTTTATAATATCCATATGTACGATAATCTCCATCGTATTTTAGTTTCTCAAATTCATCCATATAATCTCCTTTCAGATAGCTTCAAATCACAATTTTATGCCAAATAACATACCTTAGAAGTGGCTATTTGCAAGGGTTTTAGAAATTAACAATTTTTGAATTATGTATGTATAATCATTTTTTATTTATAGTATATAAAACCTCAACAGTTTCTATCACATTTCCACTTTTATCTCTTATACTTGTTCTAGAAGGTATTTCTAAAACTATGTAAGCATCTTCAGGAACATTATGCTTATATTCACTAACCAACACTAAATTATTTTCGCTTTGTTTATGTATCCATTCTATAAATCTATCATAAGGGAATTCTCCAAGTATTTTCTTATAATAAGGTGTTGTTCCTTTGTATGGTGGATCACAATAGATAATACAATTTTCATAATTTAATTCTGTAAAATCTTTACAAGTAAATTCTGCTTCTTTTAAAGTTTCCATCTTTTTAAGAATACTATTATGTCCTCTTAAAGCATAATTGCCCTTACCTCCACCACCTTTCTTATCTCTAGCATATCCTCCCCAAAACTTCCCTGCAAAACTACAAGCAAATCCAACAAATCCTGCTATATGACGTTCTTTGTCTTGATTCTTTTTAACATTTGCATAATCTTCTTCAGATACATCTTTAGGTGGTATCCACCCATTTTGAAGTGCTTTAAACATTTCAATTAAATATGGATTCTTATCATTCAGTATTTTATTTTTAATATGTATTTTCGAAGCTACATTACATGCTCCACAGAAAGGTTCTACATAGTGTGTGTGTGTGTGTGTGTGTGTGTGTGTGTGGAATTAATATATTTTGCGACATATTGTGCAATTTTTGATTTTCCTCCGAAATACTGCATAGGTTTCCTCCTTCAATTACTTTATTTATATACTGACTTATATCTTTTGCTATTTTGCTTTTACCACCAAAATATCTAATATTTATCACTCCTATTTATTATATTAATTCTATATAATCCTTTAAAAACATCATTCATCCCAATAATCTAATTGTCCAGACCAACCCTCAAATTCCTTGAGATATGAAAACTTCTCTGTATGTTCGAAAATATATTTATCAATAGCACTTTTTATTTGAGCAATAATACTCTGTTCTT